TAATATCCTTATCTCTAAATGCATCAACTGCCTTGTAAGCCAAGTAACCACCAGCTGCTGCACCCAATCCACCTGCTAGCAGCTTTCCTGCGCCAAATTCACCACTTTTGGCAAATCTTCCTTTCGCATCACGTGGTTGATCTACACCAAAACGACTTCTGTTTGCCGCTAATGTTCTTGCTAATTTTTTTGAAGATGTGTCTTTAGTTGTTGGACCTTTAGTTGTCAATTTTCTGGTCGGCGTCTTTGTTTTTGGTCCACGTCTCCCAAGAAGACCGCCGCCTAATCCAAGTAGATCGCCTAATCCAAATCCAAAACCACCGCCGCCTCCCTCAATTTGATCAAGCAATTCATCAAGTTTTTCATGAACTGTTTTTCCAGTATTATCTTCGCCAACTATTTCAACTATTTTTTCGCGTAAGAGTGTTAATGGATCTTCATCTGCACCAATGGCTTTTGTCAAGCGATCGCTTCTTTCTTTTCTCTTTGTTGCTTCATCTTCTGATGCAAATCGACCAGTGCGAACATTACGAATTCCACCCATTGCACCAATTCGCTCATCAAAATAGTAACCTTTCTTTAGAGAGATTTGTTCTGATTTGGGTGTTGAAATCTCAGAAGGTTGTATTGGCATTCTTTTTCTGCCAACCAAATTGCTTATATCTTTAATTTGTTTAGTCTTTAACGAGCTCTTATCTTTCGATTTATTTTGAAATTTCTTTAAAAATTTTTCAGCAGACTCAACTTTTGAAGGATCTTCTTTAGCAAAAATATTCGCCAATGCCTGACCAACTTCATCGCTAAAAATACCCATCAACAAACCAGATTGTAGTCCTTTTGTCTTTTTTCTGGCTGTGTAAAATAGATCACGAACCTCAGCTTCGCGTTTTTTGGCTTCTTGTGGATCGGTAACACCTTTTGTTTCCGATTTAATTGCCCTTTCTAATTCTGTTAGACCAACTTCAAGTTTCTTTTTTGCCTTAGAAACTCTTCCGCTGACTTTCATTGTTGCCATTTATTATGACCTTCTTCTCTGTAACATTGCCAGTTTCATCTGTTCATTTTGTTCTTTGATGAACGAAACTAACATAGAAACGTAAATCCGTTTTTCCCATGGTATTAAATTATCCAATTCAGTCAATGAATACTTGTGATGATGCATTAGCGTAAAATTTGTTTCAAAATAATTTTTCAAAGACTCATAACCAAACATTACTCGAAAAAATTTAGAATGCCCTCCACATTAACATGATGATTATAGCCACATTTTGCACATTGTATATCTTGGTCAAGCACAACAGTTGGTGTCGTCAAAAAGAATAATTTTACTTTTCGTATTTGATCTAAAGTTAAAGATTCAAAAAAGTCTCTTAATTCTTCTTTAGGCGTTTCATCTGCTTTATACAAATCATCGTCATCGTAAATATAATCAACATAATTTACAATTAATTCAAATCCACCATCATCAGTTTCATTTAAAACTTCTGGTGGTAACTGTAGAGTTGGATATTTAAATACAACACCAACTTTATCTGTTAGTCTTACATTTTTATCATGATCCTCTGGAATCTGATACTTAATGTTCTTTAAATGTAAATCAAATTCGGTAATATGTCCGCATGTATTTCCTTCGACGACATTGTCGCAAGTAAAATTCATTTGCACATTTTCGCCGACTGAATTAATTCTTAAATTAATAAAAATCATTTCTATGTCGAATACTGGAAGAGATTCAACGTCAATCTCTTCCATACAGCAATTTTGAATAATCTGTTTCATAGTTTTGAACACATCATTCAAATCATCAGATTCTTTAGCCATTAGAAGAAGTTTTTCTTCTTTCACTAAGAATGGACGAAACTTTAATTTACGATCAATAGAATTTAATTGAACTTCAAACACAGGATGATCAAGTTTTGGCAAAGGCATAATTTACTCCATATTAAGATTATCTTCCACCAGGTCTTAAACCTGCAGCAAATAGACCAAGCAATGGTGGTGATGTTATTGGTTTAATTCCAGATGTTCGACTACCACTTCCAGGTTTAAATGAATTTCCACCAGCACCTTGTGGGTTTGTGGGTTGCGCTGGCGTAGCAGGTTTAGTTGGTGCTCCAGCGGCGGTTTGTTGATTCAATCCAAATTTTTCAGTATTATTTGTTGACCAATAGTCATACTTAAAGGTGACTGACAGTTTATGAATACCATCATCACCCCAATTTAGTGTGAGTGGAGATAATGTTATTGGAAATGCGTTCCACAAAGAAACAATGTATGATGGTTCACCAGTCTCATAAAACTGTGTGACATTAATTTTAGCAACATATTCGTTTTTATAACGCAATTCATATCTATTAATTGGTACTATTAGATTCATCCAGTAATCAAATAGTTTCTTTTCCCATAAATCGCCTGCACATATGAAGGTAAGCGTAACATCATTAAATGAGGCGAAAGAAGCTGCAGGTGCAGGAACACCATATATCTTAGCATCTACTGTGTTGATATTGTATCCTGGAAGTTCTGCAGCTTCACATTGAAATCTCAGTTCTTTAAAATCAACATCACTTGCTACAAAACCAGATGGCTTCGAGATTTCAACATGAAATTTAGAAACCTTTGCAAAGTCTTTGTGTTTTGCAAAATTACTTAAAAAGTCATCTGGTTTAAACATTAGGTCTTATACACCATTTTTTGTACAGGTAGGAAGATTGCAGTCTCCCAGTTATCGGGTTCAATATAGATAATCGAAGACATAATATGAGAAAACAGATATCGCTTAACACAAGGTTCAATAAGTTTGTATCTTCGCGATTTAGATAATAAACTATAAGCCAAATTAAATCTTGTGGTATTGTTATATTTATCGTTGTTTATGAAATCATGTAGTCTGTCAAGCAGAGCCAAACGATTATATGGATCAAGATAGTGTAAATTTAATCCTGAAAAACCATCTGAATAGATATCCATTGGTATAACTAACGGATACATATCCCAGACTGGCAAGGTATCCTTGTATTTCGGATCATATTTGTATATGAACATTCTTCCTATAAACACATTAGATGAAATACGATTTGGATCATTTAGAATATTACTACGATTTGTCGGAATGCGCGTTTTAGAAATTTTATCTAACAACCAAGATCTGGCTGTATCTGTTCTTGGTCGAATGCCAGCGGCATTCATCTGTTTATTGAATTTATCAAATAGCGATGGCATTAGATTCCTAGTTCTTCCTCAGTTATAATCATAAACTTCCATCTACGATCTTTGCAATACTCATCAGCTGCCTTCCATTTTGCTTCGTTAATACCATATGTTGTAACTTCTCGAATATATCGTTTGGTAACTTTCTTTTGAATTTTGGGCGGAACAGACTGACTTTTAGGTTTTACTTCAAGAATCATAGACTCGGTTAATCCAGTTTTATTTCGTATTCTTACAAAAAAGTCTGGAAAGTAACGATGCCATTTTCCATCAACTGGGGATAAATATGGTATAACTATTTCCTCATTCGACCAACCAATTACATTCGGATTGCCATCTAGGTGCACCATTACTCGGCGTTCCCATAACGATCTGTACCAGATGTTTGTTGGATCACCTAAATATTTATTGGTATTTTTAGGACTAAATTTACCATTATAAGCCATCAGTTATTTATAGGACCATTCATGGCAATCGTCAACAGCCCTCTTCGCAATCAAATTATGAGCGATCCGAAGGTCGTCAAAAATCCCCAATCCAATGCGAATAAAAATCCTAGTGGACCGCAAGCAAAATTGAGCAGTAGCCCCTATAACGTACAGGATTTAAGATTTCCTAAAGAAGTTGCAATCAATGCAAAGAATAAACATTGGATAAGATTTACGCCTACAATTCAACAAGCAGGTTCATATAAAACCAGTTTTGCTAATGGCGGATTAGGTTCTGCTGATGCAAACAGAGCAGAATTTGGCGGGCAACTAGGTTCTGGTGCCGATCCATTGAGTGCTGGTGCTGCATTAGCAGGTTTAGGTGCTATTGGTATTGCCGAAGGTGCCGTTACTGGCGATTTTGGTAAAGGTGGTGACATTTTAAAGAATGCATTGAGTAAAAGTAAATTAGGATTAGGAAAGGCAATTGGATTAGGATTATCCGTCGTTGGCTCTTTAGCAGTTACAGGTGCAGTTGTTGCTGGAATAGATCTAACTCGTAAGACGCGCCGAGCTGCATCTTATATCTCGCTCTATATGCCAGACACAATAAATGTGACTGTTGTAAATGACTATGACCAATTAAGTTTAACTCAAGCATTAGGAAAGGCAGGTTTGGCAGCTCAATCTGGTGCAGAAATAGTTGGCGGAGAACTGAAAGCAGCTGGTGGCGGCGCAGGACCAGGAACAGCTGAAATTGGTGGGTTTTTGGCAGAAAAAACTGGTAATTTTGGTTCAGGAATTACTGACGCACTATTATTTTCAGCTGGCTATGCACAAAACCCACAAATTGAACTACTTTTTAAGTCTATTCAAAATCGTGAATTTCTTTTCGATTTTAAATTCGTCCCAAAAACACAAGACGAATCTGTCGCAATTATAAACATCATTAAGGCATTTCGATATCATGCCGCACCAGAAATTCCAACGATAGGCGGTGGTAGATATTTCGTGCCACCAGATGAATTTGATATTCAATTTATGTATGGCGACTCTGAGAATAGAAATATACCAAAAGTTTCAACTTGTGTATTGCAAGGTATTGATGTAAACTATGCTTCTGCTGGTCAATGGACAACCTTCGCAAATGGTATGCCTGTTGAGATTGCTATGCAACTTCGATTTAAAGAAGTCGAGATTATGCACAAGAAACTTATCGAGAAGGGATACTGATGAAATATTTTGAGAGTTTTTCAAAATTAGTCTACACCTTCGGGCAAGATAATTTTAATCAACAGTTGGTTACAAATATTTTTGCTCGATCTAACTTTTTGCGTGAAGTTGCAAATAATGTTGACATTGCTTATGAATATCAAGTTCAAGATTCAGACACACCTGAGATTATCGCACATAAAGTTTATGGCGATGCATATAGAAGCTGGATAGTTTTGCTGTACAACAAAATTATTAATCCTTACTATGATTGGCCAATGAAAAATGATGTTCTAGAGACGTATGTTGCAAACAAATACCACATAACATTAGAGCAATCAAAATCTACAATTCATCATTACGAGAAAGAAATAGAACAAACGGCAACTTATGGCGGTGTTGTGTTAGATAAAAATACAACAACCTATACAATATCTACATACGATTATAATCAAAATACTGGATCATTGGTATTAAACACATTACCAAATACAGCAGATACTTATGTAACTATAAGTACCGAAACATTTAATTATAACACATATATTTTAACTGTTACTACTAATCATAAAGCAGTATCAAATTTTACTTATGAATTTAATGAAAATGAAAAACGAAGAAAAATAAAGTTACTGGAAGATATCTACGTTGCTCAAATTGAACAAGAATTTAAAGAGATTATGAGAGATGGCTAACGGACCAGTAAGTTCCAAACAATCGTCCATACAAAAACTTAATCTGATTAATTCTGGTGGGCAAAGCATAAATCTTGCTGAAATATATGTTCAATTGCAAATCTACCAAGATATATTTGCGCAATGTATGTCAGGTAAATTGTTGGTGGTCGATTCAAAAGAAACATTCACAAATTTTTATCTCTGCGGTAATGAATATTTACATGTTGTTCTTGACAAACCTGGATTAAATCGACCTTTTGAAAGAATCTTTAGAGTGTATAAAGTTGCAGATAGAAAAGCAACTTCTAATTCTGGTCAGATGTATGATGTTTATTTTTGTTCAGATGAATTTATTTCTTCAAATTCTATGCTTGTAAGTAAATCATATAAATCTACTAAAATTAAAGATGTAGTTCTAGATATTTTAAGCAAAGAACTTAAAGTAGAGTCTAATCGTATTGCTAAATTAGAAGACACGCAAGGAAATTTTGATTTTATTATTCCAGCATATCGTCCATTTGAAGCAATACAATGGGCAACGGCTCGCGGTTATGCTCAAGATAAATTTTGTTATATGTTTTTTGAAAATAAAGATGGCTTTCAATTAACATCATTACAAACAATGATGAAGCAAAAACCATATAAAAAAATAAAGTATGAAGTTAAGTTGTCGGATAGCGATCCATCATTGAATAAAGACTCAATGGACGACTTTGAGATTATAAATGACTTTGATATGATCACTTCAATGACAAATGGATCGTTCGCCTCAAGATTGCTTACTATTGACTTATTTTCTCAGAAACATGAGACTCTTGATTATAGTTTAGAAGTTGCTGAAGCCAAGAAAAATCTACTAAACAAATTTAAACCTGTTAATAGTTTTAAAAATTCTAAAGATCAAACTCTTTTTACTGCCTATAATTCGTTTTTTAGAACTTATTTGACGATAAACGACACAAAATCAGAAAAAAGTAACGATATTAAATTTTGGTTACTACCAAGAGCATTACATATGTCTCTTTTAAATCATTTTCGCATTAAAGTTACGCTTCCTGGTGACACGGAAATGAAGGCAGGAGACGTTGTTGAGGTCGAATTTCCACTTTTTGAAGGAAAACAGAGTGGTGGAAGAAGTTTGAATAAAAAATTATCTGGAAAGTACATTGTTTCTGCTGTAAACTATAAAATTATTCGTGAGGAAAACTCATTTGAGTGTGTTGCTGAACTTGCAACTGATTCTTTCTCTGAACCACTACCAGCAGCCAAAGATGGATTGAATAAATTGGCTAAAAAGGGTAAATAATGCCTGGTGCAATTAAAAATTTTATAGGATTAGAAGGATTTATATGGTGGATCGGCGTTGTTGAAGATCGCCAGGATCCAGAACAACTTGGTCGCGTCCGTGTTCGTTGTTTTGGATTTCACTCAGATGACAAATCATTAATTCCGACTGATTCATTACCATGGGCACATCCAATTTTACCAATTAATGCTCCTAATGTGTATACACCGAAAGAAGGAGACATGGTTTTTGGATTTTTTGTCGATGGAACGAATGCTCAGAATCCTGCTATTCTTGGAATTTTCCCAGGCAAACCCGAAGAAAAACCAAAGTATGAAAGAGGATTCTCTGATCCAGGAAATACGCTTTCTGGTCGTCCTAAAAAACCAGATGATGATTCTGACAAGTATCCAAAGAGTAAATATTTAAAAGAACCAACGCTCAACAGATTATCTCGCGGTAAAGTTGATAGTACAATTATAGCAACTCGAAAGAAAAATCTAAAAAAGAATGTAAAGTCTGCTGGTGGTGTTAATTGGAGCGAACCTGCGCCATCTTTTAAACCAAAATACCCATACAACAATGCTCTTGAATCTGAATCGGGGCATGCACTAGAATTTGATGATACACCTGGTAATGAGCGCGTACATTTGGCTCATCGTAAGGGTGCATACATGGAATATGATAAAGATGGCTCTAAAATTCAGAGAGTTCAGAAAGATAATTATTCTGTGATTATGGGCGATGACTTTATTTACATCAAAGGCAAAGCTGCAATTACAGTTGATGGTAATTTTAATCTTAAAACAAAAACAATTAACATTGAAGCATCTGAGATTAACATGGCAGCTGATGGTGCCGTTAAAATCAAAGGCAGCTCGGTTAAAATTGAATCAACAGGTGGAATGGACCTCAAAGCTGGCGGCGGTGGTAAATTTACAGCTGGTGGGCGACTAGATTTGAAGGGTGCCACAGCTGGTCTTGGTGGTGCTACGGTTGATATCCCAGCTGGAAAGGTAAATATCCAAAGCGGATCAGTGAAATCAGCTTCTGGCACTGGATTGAAGGGTGGTGGATCAACACCATCATCAGAAGATGTACAAGAATCCGCAAGTGATGCAGCTGCACTGGCAGCAAACCCAGCTGCGAAAGCAAATTCTGTTTCAGCTGGCGCTGATTCATTGCAGGAAGTTAAAGTTACATCTAAGAAAGTTGAAGTTCCAAAGGGTCAATCAGTTCTCGGAAAAATTGCTGGCGGTATCACATCAACCATCAGTGGTGTGGCTCAATCTCTTGGCGCTGCCGCTGATGGTATCATTAAAGATTTTGCTAACAAACTGCCAATAGGAGAATTGGCAGGTAAAGTTGATGGGTTTGGTATCGCTATTAATAATAATGTAGCTGATATTATCTCATTAGCGAGAGATCCTAAGCAGTTCCTTTTGAATAGGATAGATCAAGTTTCCCAGCTGGCGTTTAATAACAATGTGGAATTTAAGTTTGACCGTACAATTCAAAATGAAATTTTGACAACAGTTTATAACATTGCACAAAATCAACTAACAAATGTGATCGCTAAACACACTTATCCTAAAACGGAAACTATTCAGATCGACAATGTTCCATCATATGCTGCGAACCCAGAAGTTTTTGAGCGATTTGAGGCTCAAACTGATGAAGCTGAACAAAACCAAGAAGTGCTTGATATATTAAAGTCTATTAATGGGGGTCAGTCATAATGGCATTAACAGAAGCAAAAGCAAAAATTATTGCTAAAATCGAGGCTAAACTTTTAGATAAAATCAATGACATTAAAACGAACGGTGGAACTAATCTGCAGCAAATAAAGACGGTCACAGTTGGTGGATTGCCTGTAGCAATTAGAACGGGTGGTGCAGGAGCTCTTGGTGGTGCGCTTGGAAAAATTGCATCTGTTGTTCAAGAAGCTGGGTCTATTGCCTCATTAGTCCAAAATCCTGTTGGATTGGCGCAATCCGCCATTGGAAGTGCTGTGAGTGGTGTAAGTGGTAAATTGGGTGACATTACAGGTAAACTTACTGGTGGTCAGTTATCTAATATAACAAACGCCATATCTCAAGTTACGACAAAACTAGGCGATCTTCAGGCTCATACATCTAATCTTTCTGGCTTATCCTCTGCGATAAATGATGCCGTACCAGATTTTAAGAAACTACAGAATGTCGGTGAGATGTTAAATGGATTGGGCTCTGACACTACCAAAGGGTTTCTTGCTAATACCGCAGGCGCTCTTAAATCAGGCGACACTCTTAACACAATTAAAGATAAACTAAACATAAGCGTTCAGTCTAAAATGGATCAGATTTTAAGATTAGATTCCGGAACAATATCTGGGCAGACTGCGATAGCAACTATTGTAACGGATATTAATGAACTACTAAATAATCAAGCAAATGTTATGAATGACATTGTTGAAATAGATACAAATAATTTTAATGAGGCTTCTAATAATTTAACGGCATCTTCCGATGTTATAGGTCTAACAGACGAATACAATGACCCAGATAGCGTAACTTATTCTATGTTTGTTGATCTTGGTGTCGCCAAAGAATCTACGTTAACAGCATTTGACAATGCCGTAGAGCAATCTGAGCAGGAATTTGAGGGATAGTAAATGAGTTTGGTCGCTCGAAAATACACAGATTTTGACTTAAATTTCGGAATTCATCCAGTCACAAAGGATATTTTAAAAAAGAAAGACGAGAACTCTATTGCGCAATCAATTAAAACACTGCTCCTCACTTCGCATTATGAAAGACCATTTAATCCAGATTTAGGTTCAAATCTAAAGAGATTTTTGTTTGAGCCAATAGATGATGTAACTACAACACTCATCCGTGATTCAATATTTGAAACATTAAAAAACTATGAGCCAAGAATAACTATTGAGGAAATAACTGCAACACCTAATTTTGATCTTGATCAATATGATGTTACAATAACTTTTTTTATAAAAAATGTTTTAGATCCAATAACAATCTCATTTTTCTTGGAGCGAATAAGATAACAAATGGCAAACCAAGACGCTAAACTCAAAGTTGCTGAACTCGACTTTGATACAATTAAAGATAATTTAAAGAATTTTCTAAAATCGCAATCAGAATTCAGCGATTATAATTTTGAAGGATCGGGTTTATCCGTCCTTCTAGATATTCTTGCATACAACACACATTACATGGGATATTATCTTAATATGGTATCTAATGAAATGTTTATTGATACCGCTTTAAGTCGCTCTTCGGTTGTCTCGCATGCAAAATTATTGGGTTATACTCCTAGATCAACTGTTGCCTCTCGCGCCACAATTAATGTTTCATTTACACCTGTAACGAGTGACGCTAACAGCACAGTTGTCATTCCTAGATTTACAAGATTTTTATCTGAGTCAAAAGATGGGACCAATTTCGTATTTGTAAATCCATCTTCTAGAACAATCACAAAAAATAATAGCACTGGGTTATTTACAACTGAGAATTTAGAGGTAAAGGAAGGACAACCTTTGGCGATTACATTTACATACAGTTCTCAAACAAATCCAAGACAAATATTTGAATTACCTGAGTCTAATATTGACACATCAACAATAGAAGTTCGTGTGCAGGTATCTGCTGAAAATGCTACTCAAAACACTTACATTCTAGCAAGCGACGCTACAGATGTTGATTCAAATGCTTTAGTTTATTATATTGAAGAAAATAAAAACGGCAAATATCAAATTTATTTCGGTGATGGAATTATTGGTAAAAAATTACTAGATGGTAATATTTTAATCGTATCTTATATTTCTTCTTCGGGATTGATTGCTAATGGTCTACAAACATTTAAATTAGTTGATACAATTCTTCCAGGTAGCACAGTATCCATTACGACGAATTCTGCATCAACTTCAGGGGCAGCGGCAGAAGATATAGAAAGTATTCGATTTACAGCGCCAAAAGCATTTATATCACAAAATCGTGCAGTTACTAAAAATGATTATATTGCACTTATTAATCGGGATTATCCGTATTTCCAAGCAGTAAATGTTTGGGGTGGTGAGGAAAATGTGCCACCAGTTTATGGTAAAGTTTATTTTACCGCAAAACCTGTTGGTGGATATGAAATTACATCTACTGAAATTGAGTATGTAAAAAATTCCATTATAAAACCATTTAGTATTTTAACTGTGACGCCTGAGTATGTCTCAGCAGATTATAATTATCTTAATTTAAATGTTAACATTTATTTTGATCCAACTAAAACAACAAAAACGCCTGATGAGATCAGTGCATTAGTGATTGGATCAATTCAAAATTTTGCTAATACAAATTTAAATTCATTTAACTCCACATTCAGAGTCTCCCAATTGTCAAGAGCAATTGATGATTCAGATTTTTCTGTTGTAAGTAATGATCTTGAAGTTGTGCTAGAAAAACGATTTACAGTTGATGTAACAAGATCGGCAACATACACTTTAAATTATGGTGCAGCATTACTGCAGGGAACGACTTCTAAGAAGTTGTATTCTTATCCATCATTTAAATATCTAGACTCTACTGGGATTGCTCGCGACTCTTTCATTGAAGAAGTGTTGCAGTCATATACAGGAATTGATTCTATAGATGTTGTGTTCTCTGGAAGTGAATATGTATCAACACCATCAGTTATTATTGAAGGTGATGGAACTGGGGCAAAAGCAAGAGCACTTATTGTCAACGGTGCATTAAAAAGAATTGAGGTCACTGATCCTGGCAGTGGATACACCTCAGCCTCAGTTTCTATTTCCGGAGGCAGTGGATCGGGAGCAACTGCAAAAGCCAATCTACAAGGACGCCAAGGAAAACTTAGAATTTATTATTATGACGTAAATCAAATTAAAAGAGTCATCACCGAAGATGCAGGCGATGTCGACTATCAAAATGGAGTTGTTGTGCTACGAAATTTTGCACCAACTTCTATTTCTGATCCATTTGGAACGTTGGTGATAAAAGTTGTTCCGTTGAATAAAATATTCAAATCAGAAAAAAATACAATATTAACGCTGGATATTTCCGATCCAACTGCTATCAGCACAAGTATAACATCCGTAGTGTAATATAATGTCAGCAGCAGAAAAAATAGTTTCAGCTTTTATACCATCTCAGCTTCCTGATTTTATAAAAGCAGATAATCCTAAATTCAAAAGATTTTTAGAATTATATTATCAATGGCTTGAACAAAATAATCCTGACGGCATTTCAAATACTGCAGGTAATACAATCTATCATGCAACGCAAATCTCTAGTTATAGAGACATTGATGATACGCCATCTGAATTCATAAAGTATTTCAGAGATGAATTACTGCCGTATGTTCCAGAAAATGCCTCTCTTGATATTCGAAAAATATTAAAAAGCGCAAGAGAATTTTATAGTAAAAAAGGTAGTGATGAGTCAGTAAAGTGGCTCTTTAGAGCATTGTTTAATGAAGATATTGAACTCAATTATCCAAAAGAACAAATTTTAATTACTTCTGATGGTAAATGGAAAAAACCTAAAGCATTTAGAATTACTGTTTCTGAAACTAATAAAACAGTTGATGTTAATTTACTAGAAAAAAGAATTGTCACAGGTAAAAATTCTGGAGCAACTTGTTTTGTAGAATCAGCAAATAGAACTGTAGATGTTGATAGTGGGCGTGAAATTATTGAAATTTACATTTCAAATATTAAAAGATTTTTTGAAAATGGCGAATTTATCATTATTAACTATGTAGACGCGAATGGCGTAGAAAAGGTATTCTCAGAAAAAATTATCGGCACATTATCTAATATTCGTGTTGATTCAAATATTCGAACTGATCCACAACAAAAACGCCGTGGTTTATTGTATAATGTCGGCGATCCAGTAGTAATAACTGGTGGTCTTGCACTTACTGCAGAAGCTGAAGATGCTATAGCAATTGTTGGAAATGTTACTATAGGTTCTATTGAAGAAGTAAATGTGGTGTTTCCTGGGTATGGATACAGAGTTTACCCACCAAACACAGAAGTTCTTGTCTTAAGATCTATTGGCGATGATCCAGCCGCAAATTTAAGCACAGACCTAAGATTACAAGCTCTTAATCTTTCTTCCGTCTCGAGTAACAGTCAACGCACATTCACAGAAAACATTACTTACAGCAAAACAGTAATTGAATTTGCTAAAGATTATGACATTGGTAATGCGAACATAGCAGTCTTTACATTAAATACAAAAAATGCATTATTAAATGTTACAGAAGATGATGCTAATGACGATTTTAATAACTATGAACAAATATGGGCTAATGGTAACAACTTTAGTGATGCATTATTTACTGCAAAAATAGCAACACCAAATGGCGGTGATGGCGGACCATTTGGATCTGGTGGTGCGGCATACACAGGTGGATTAATCATTTATGACATTGCGAATACTGGCGCACTTTCAACAGTATTGACAGGCGCATCAATTTATACTAAAAATACTTCTAAAGAATTTGTATTTAATTCAATCACAACATACCCATTACCTGCTAATGCTAATGCAAAATTAATCCAGTTTTTTGATTACGAAACTGTTGAAACTGGTGGCGTGGCATTAATTTCAGTTATAAACGGCGGATTTGGTTTTAGATCAGAACCACTTCTTGATGTGGTTTCTCATTATGATACAAATCTATCTGATAACTATGATTATGAAATAGAAGCCGAACGTAATAATAAAAGGCAGTACTGGCAAACATTCAAGGATTTAGGTCAAGTTGCTCACGTTTACATCAATAATCCAGGAATTGGATATTCAAATTCAGATACAATTTCGTTTGTCGGACGTGGTTATGGCGGTAATGCATCGATCACTGTAAATGGATCAGGTTCAATTATTAACGTCAGTATTTTAGATAGAGGCGAAGGTCACACTGTCAGACCGAATTGCCAAATTACAACAGCAGGTGGCACTGGTGCATCGTTAACTGCATTTTTATTTGGAGACGGATTTGATTATACAATTGAAACAAATGCGATCGGAAGAGTTCAAAATTTACGTTTATTATATCGCGGATTCGATTATACCGCTGTACCAAATACGTCATTAAAAGTCGTGGATACAGTAATCACAGCCATCCCAGAAAATGAAGGATTTGTTGAACAAGAATACGTTTACCAAGGTGCGTCTTTCGCTGCATCTACATTTAGAGCGAATGTTAAATCATACACCAGATCTACAAATGTTCTAAGACTTTATGATTATTCTGGCACTATTAATACAACTGTTCCGATTATAAGTGCTAATGGGGTCACATGTAACGTAAATACGTCGGCACATGTTCCAGCGCCAGCGCAATACCCAGCAGCAGCAATTGCAAGTGGATTGGTAAATCCAATGTATTATGGTAATGGGCGCGCTAAAGCAAATGCTCAATTCGCTAATGGCTTGATAGAATTTAATGGATTCTATCTAAATTCAGATGGATTCCCAAGTTCAGATAAAAGATTGCAAGACGATACAATATATCACAATTTCTCATACATTGTTCAGTCAGAAAAGAGTCTTTCGGAATTTGAAATTCCATTAAGGAACATTGCACACCCAGCAGGTTTAGAACTACTGGCAAGAACAGTATTAAAATCATCTTCTTCTACAGAAGCAATAAGCAAATCTAATGTAGATCTGATATTGCCAATTAATACTGCATCAACTATCGTGGTTTCAAACACATTCTCAAATGTTGTAACTGGAACTAATACAGCATTCCTTGTTGCATCATATAAGGCTAACGTCGGTGATATGTTTATTCTAGTAGACAACACAAATATACTTAGAACTCAATCTAAGATTATTACAGCTGTTGATAGTAACACGTCTTTAAATGTTGCTGGTGATTTTATATACGTCGGTCAAGGTAAATTAAAAACAAATACGGGAAATACGCACTTTGAGATTTCAAGTAATGTAAATGCTGTAAGCGATTTTGTGGCTACAGGTGACCAAGTTAGAGTCAACATTACTAATGTTCAGCTTGCTGGAACAGTCAATGTCAGCGGAACAATAATTACTGGTAACACTGTTGGTGGAAATACAACATACTTTGTTGGAAATGTTGTTGTGGGAAGCCAAGTTAATGTAAATAATGAAGTTAGAACAGTTACTGTAGTTTCAAATAGCAGTAGTCTAACTGTAAATTCTGCATTCACCAACGCTGCAACTAATAAATACATCAATGCCAATAGCGTTCTACTCAAAACTGTATCTTCAATTTCAGGAAATAGTCTCATTGTAAACACAGCTATCTTTGCGAACGTTACAAATCTGGTATACCAAATAGTACCTGATTATTCAACTTCAGATTACACTTATAAGATAGTAACTCTTACGTCGGAATAAAACATGAAATCTAGCATCACACCATTATTTGCAAAATTTACAGCTGATGATGTAAAGGATCATTTCTCAGAACATTCTAATGTTTTTATTGGAATTGGTAGATCAGCAGCATTCGGAAACACTTCTTCTAATGTTGATGATGTTGTTTTCACGACAAATAAAATAAATGAGCTCTACAGCAATTTAGTTGGAATTAAGAAAATTGCTGCATCTGATATGCAAGTTGTTTTAGCCCGTCGAGATTGGGTTTCTGGCATTGCATATGATGCATATAAAGATGATATTGAACTTTACAATTACAACAAATCTACAAACATTGGTACTGCTAATGCAAATGCCAATACCGTTTTAACTGGCAATGCTAATATTGCAGCATCAAATGTGTTGGTGGGTAATGGCACATCATTCTCCACATTTATTTTTCCTGGCGATCAAATTGCAGTAAATTTATCAACGAAGACTGTTGTTTCTGTAACAAATAATACACATTTAATCGTCAATAGCGCTTTTGCAAATACTAATACAGTTGCAACAATTACGCTCATTGGGAATAGTACAACTGTCGTTGGAAATTCTGCCGCATTTAACTCTACGCTTTCGCCTGGAAATACAATCGTTATTGGAAATGATACTCGAGAAGTTGTTTCATTAAGAAGCAATAAAGTTATTTCCTTAAACACCAGTTTAACATACTCAAATTCTAATGTTTCAGTGTTTAGAAAAGATAATACTTTCCCACTATATGCTAATAATTTTTATGTTAGAAATAGCAGAGATCAAGTATTTAAATGTTTATACAATAATAATTCTGCAACTTCAACAGTAGAACCCACAATTGATATTGATGGTCAATTGCCAGAAAATGCATTTATTTTGACTGGCGATGGATATAAGTGGAAATATTTGTATACAATTCCACCTGGTTTAAAACAAAAATTCTTTACAGATATTTTGATGCCAGTAGCAAATGATGCTGCAGTAATCGCCGCTTCTGAGTCAGGACGCATAGACATTATTAATGTTCTTTGGGGTGGATCTGGGTATTTGAGCGGTGGCAATAGTAACACATCGACTATTCTTTCTGTCACAAATACAGATGGCGCTAATGCTAATTTGGTGGCTAAAGTCTCAAATGGCGAGATTGTGTCTGTATCTATTTTAACTGGCGGAAATAATTATACCAAAGGAACTGTAACTGCAGTTGATACATCAAGGCTTGGAAATACAACCATAGGTGGTACTGTTAACGCCAGTGGTTTAATTATACTTGCAAATGTTGCTAATACGTCTAATCAGGCATTTACTGGTAATGTGTATAAAAACGATCTCATTACTATTTCGGGTCAAACGAGAAACGTCGTTACAGTTGATAGTGCAACACAAATAACAGTAAATACTGCATTTACAGGAACACTAAACACCGCTATCGCTACAATTCAGCGTTCCGATGCAGTCTTTGATATCGAATTTTCATCACCAGGCGGTCATGGCAGTTTCCCAGCTGAGGAGCTTGGAGCGCGTAGTTTGATGATAACTGTAGAATTAGAGGGCGAAGAAACTACTGCTAATCCAACTATTCCCCTTTCAGATAATTTAAATACTTTTGATTTTAATCAAATTTCTTTAATACAAGACCCATTGGTTGCAAATGGGGCTTATGCAGCGAATTTGACCAATTATCGAGTTACAGATAGACTTTTCTTGAGTGATCCAGGTACTACAAATTTTATCGATGATGAAACAGTATTCATTGGAACCTCTTTGGCAACAGCCACAATGGTTGCAAATGTGGCTCACTGGGACTCAGCCGATAATTATCTCGATATAAATAATATAACTGGAACATACTCTCCATCCCAATTAATCAGAGGGGCTGATTCTGGTGCAATTACCACAATATTGGAAATTTCAGAATCACAAATTAAGAAGTTTACGGGTGACGTACTCTATATAAGTAACCGTAAAAATGTAACACGCAACGAAAATCAAGTAGAACAAGTAAAAGTTGTTTTAACATTCTAGGTAGAAAAACATGGAATTTAATGTTGATCCGTATTATGATGATTTTGAGCAAAATGCTAAAGATAATAACTATATGCGCATTATGTTCAAACCTGGAAAGGCTGTACAGGCACGTGAACTTACGCAAATTCAATCTATTCTACAGAATCAAATCAAACAATTCGGCGATCATATCTTTCAAGATGGATCACCAGTTATTGGTGGAAACTTAACTCTAGATAATAAAGTAAAGTACATTAAACTACTTGAGACGTATAATAATCAAGATATTGAAGTTACAAATTTTGTTGGCACAATTATTAGAAATAGCACTGGAACGATTCAGGCTAAAGTTCTAGCAACATATTTCCCTGTTGATGGTATACCAACTCTTATGGTAAAATACCTAACAGGAAATGAGTTTACAGACGGCGATGTCGTCAGAATCATCAATTCTACAACAGAAGCACAATTAGTTGCATCAAATGCTACTGGTACTGGTACAGTTGTGTCCATTAACGAAGGTGTGTTCTATGTTGATGGTTATTTCGTGCAAGTTAATGATCAAACTGCAGTTGCATCTGCGTATGGTACATCAGCAAACGTAAAAGTTGGATTAGAAATAAGCGAGAATATCGTTGACAGCGAAATTGATGCAACTTTATTAGATCCAGCACAAGGATCATTTAACTTCCAAGCTCCTGGCGCCGATCGTTATCAATTTAATTTAACATTATCAACAAGACCATTAGATACGCAAGTTGACGAATCTAAGTTTTTTGAATTGATGAGATTAGAAAATGGCAGTATTACAAAACAAGTAAAATATCCTGTTTATGCCGAACTAGAAAAAACATTAGCTCGTAGAACATTTGATGAATCTGGCGACTACACTGTTCTTCCATTCCGCGCATCAGTTACAGATAGCGCAAGCGGAAATAATTATATTATTGCAATTGAACCAGGTAAGGCATATGTAAAAGGTTTTGAATTTGAAACATTAGCAACTCTGAAATTAGAAGCAGAAAAACCAAGAAGCGCTTCTGATATCAAAGCACTTGTTGATACAGATGTTGATTTATCTTACGGTAATTACATATATGTAACTTCTGTTCGCGGAACAAGTAATGGATTCATAAACATTGCTGGTTTAGAAAAAGTAGACATTCATTTGGCGCAAACCAATAATGTTACTGCAACTGGCACTCATTCCGGAACTGCAAATGCATTCTTCTATGCTAACACCAGAATTGGTACAGCACGAGTTAGAAACTTTATTCGTTATACCCCAGATTCTTTTGGAGTTGATGCTTCAAATGTTGACTCAAATGGCGTCTATAAAGTTTATCTCACAGATATCGATATTGAACCATTAACAGTAAAAGTTAATATTGCATCTTCAAATGCAAACACATTACGATTCAATGACAAAATGTCTCCGAATACGAATGTCTATAGTAATGTTTCAATCACAGTTTTACCAATTCGACTTGATGCGATTGCTAATGTTAACACAGCAAATGTGTTTATTAACTCTTATCGTTTAAATGCCAACTCAGCAGTTGCCAACGTCTTTAACTCCAATGTAAATGTTGGTAGTGTAATTCATGTTGGTAACATGATTAGACAAGTTGTTTCTGTAAATACAACTGGCGATTTTCTTACTGTTAATACTGCATGGGATAGAACAATTGAAGCAACCAACAATTTATCCAATCCATTAGAAGTTTATATTCAAACACCATATCTTCAAAACGTCTCCTCTCAAACTAGAACTATTGAAAGATATGATGGTCCTACTAGAACATTATTTCTAGATTCACCATTTAATAATAATGGTATTGCAGATGCTAATAGCGTTATTTCGTTCAACTATAATTTTGAGCATGCTGAGTCTTTGGTAGCAGGTCCAGCTGTTGGAAATAATTTGGCAAAAGTTGCAAATGCATCAATGAATGTTGCATTGAATTCAAAATATTTGGGTGGTGAAACTGCCGTAGAAGAAAGAATAAAAAATGGATTAATCTTTAAATTACCAGGTAATTATATTAAACGTTCTTCTATTAATAATGCAGATTACAACTCAACAAAATTTTTCTCAAACAGATCAAATAATGGGACAGCAGGTGTATTTGCTATTGCGCAAGGTTCAGGACTCGAATCTTATGAAACCATTCCTTGGACGGATTCAACAAGCGCAATTCAAGATAATTTAATTTTAATTGTTAGAAATAATAACGGAAACACATATTTCCCTAATGGATCCATCGTACAATTAACTTCTGCTAATATTGCGATTGGTTCTCCTGCTATCTCATTAACTGTTAATACAAATGTTCCTGATATAATCAGCGCTGATTTAATAGTAAATGTTAAGCAAAATGATGCAGAAGATTCTATTCGTAATAAGAATTTTATTTCAAATACAACATTTTCTGCAACGTCAAGTTCATTTACTTACCCAACAGCGATAAACGGAAATACAACAGTTACATTACCAGGTTATGGAATTGTTGCAAATATTAATGTTTCTCATGGATTTATTTTCTTAACTGATGCAACTTATAATAGTGTGCGCCCAGGAGATTCTATTGGTCTATTTGTGCCAGATGTTGTAAAAGTTAATAGAATATTGAAGGGTAACACAACGCATCTGCCAGATGCAAATAATTACACAGATATTACTGATCAATTTTATTGCGATTTCGGTCAACGCGATGATATGTATGATCATGCTAAATTGGTTTTAAAAGAGGGATATAATGTTGCTAATGCGAAGATGTTGGTTCATGTTGATTTTTATCAACATGTTTATAACTCATCCAATACATCATTCTTCTCAATAGACTCATATTCGTTGTCTCAATATGAAAATGGGCTTATACCAATTTATGTTTCTCAAGCAGGGCAATTTTTTAATTTACGCGACTGTTTAGACTTCAGACCAACAAGACAACTTGGTAGCGGAACAGGTGCATTTCAAAACCCAAACATAGCTGCGCCAGATGAGATTACTGAACTTTCGCTAGAATATTATCTACCTAGAATCGATAAATTAGTTCTTTCTAAAGATAAAGAATTTAGAATAGTAAAAGGTCGCTCATCACCACAACCTGTTGCTCCAGCAGATCTAGATGATGCAATGACACTTTATACTATTTCATTGCCGCCATATGTTTCAAATATCAAAGAAATTAAACTAAAATATAAAGACAATAGAAGATATACTATGAGGGATATCGCTTCTATTGATAAACGTCTGCAAAAAGTTGAATTTTTTACATCATTGAACAATGTTGAGAATCTAGCGCTAGCAGATCAAACTGAATATGAGGACGGTACAAAGAAAGAAAAATATGGTCTCATCGGCGAAAATTTCAGGAATTTTAATATTGCTGATTTTAGAAATGTTGACTTTAGAGTTTCATTGAATAATGGATTTATGTTACCTGCAGTAGCATCATACCCCGTTGGATTGCAGAATATTGGTAATTCATCCACAAAATTAAACAAACGCACTGTCAGCTTAAATTACACAGAAACACCTGCAATTACACAAGGTTTGTGTTCCGATAAAGCAGTCTCTATTCAACCATTTTTGTTTGGACAATTTAATGGTGTTGTTTCTATTGTTCCAGAAAGTGATTATTGGGTAAACGAGCAACTTAAACCAGAAATTATTAGTGTTCCAGAAAGAATTATTGAACATCATCACTTTACAAGAGAAGTTGTCAGAGAACCTCCAGCC